CTGATGATGCTGTGCCACGGCACCCGACTGGGCGAAACCCGCCTGGCCCGCTGGAGCCACATCAGCCTGGCCGAGCGAGAGTGGTTTATTCCCGCCGAGCACACCAAGACCAGCGTGCAGCACCGTCTGCCACTGACTGACCAAGTGCGTTTCCTGCTGATGGCCTACCGCGAGATCCAGCGCAACGAAGGCTACGACGGCGAGTTCCTGTTCCCGGGGCGCCAGGGCAAGCCCATGAGCGAGGCGAAGGCATCCGCCGTGTTTACGGTCATGGGGCAGGGCGAGTGGACCAGCCACGACCTGCGCAAGCTGGCCCGAACCGGTTGGGCTGACCTCGGTGTTGACCACCTGGTGGGTGAGCTGCTTATCAACCACGCGATGGGCCACAACGTGAAGGTGTACATCCAGTCCGACGTCATGGCTCGCAAGCGTGAGGCGCTGGAGAAGTGGCACGCCCACCTTGATCAGAAGGGTTTCGCCTCGGTTCACGGCTTGACCGGCGATAGATCAATGGATTCATGGATTCTCGGCAAGGCCGCAGAGCGTGCGGGTTTCGACGGACTTCCGGTATCCACCATAAGCGAGGATTCAAAGTGACAGGGAAGAGCCATGGCCCTGCCTTCAAAAAGGTTGTGATCAGGTTGGCTCAATGCCCGTTGTGCCGTGGGAGAGCGGTCACTCAGGGTGTGTTTCACGAACTGCCATGCGACCACTGCAACGCCTCGGGCTTTGTAGCGGCAGAAACTGGCGAAGCCCTGCCTCTGGATGAGCTGGTGACCCAGCTCAGCATGAGGCTACGGGCAGCGCTCCGGCAGGTCGAGCAGTTGAAGAACCCTCAGGCATCCGGGCCTGAGGCTACATATCAGGGAAGCAACCGGCGCGGCGCCGGCGGCACCAACTACACCGGGGATTAAGGGGGAAGGACATGAGTAACGTAGAGAAGTCGGCCGAATATCTGCTGGAGCACTGGGGCCGCTGGGTGGTGCTGGGGTCTGGCGTTTCCTGCTGCGCATCGCGAGAAAACACCATCCTCGACCCGATGATCACGGACGATGATGCTCTATTCATCGATCGCCTGGTTGGTCGGCTGAGCAAGCGCTATCCCGAGTGTGGCCAGGTCATCATCAAGTACTACACCTCACGCGACACATCCCTCAGGGACGTGGGCAAGAAGCTTGGCTTTGGCGAAGAGAAGACCCGACAGCTGTGGAAGGCTGGCGTGGCCTGGATCGACGGCGCGATCGACATTCGACGTGACGCCGCTTGACAGCCCCGGTCCTCACCCGTATCTTTCGTGTTACTTTGCGGTAGGTGCGCGAGAGCAAACTCGCCATCACCAGCAGCCTCCATAGAGCCTCGGCATTTTGCCGGGGCTTTTTCGTTTTCGGCCCCGCCACACCCATCGCCCCGAGCTGGGAGTGCTGTTGGGGCCGAATCTATTCCGCTCCCCAAAAGGGAGGAATCGAGATGCCAAACATGCCCGAGAAGGATCCTGGCCTGTGGGCCGCTGTGCTCGCCTGGGTACTGGCTCACCAGCCTCAGTTGTATGCGGCTGGCCTGTCGGTCGCGATCGCTGCCCTTCGTGTGGTGTACGGCGGTGGCACTCGCCGGCAGATGATCTTGGAAGGCGCGCTTTGCGGCCTCATTACCCTGGCCCTGGTGCCGCTACTCGAATGGATGGGACTGCCGCAGGGCATGGCCACCTTCGCCGGTGGTGCTGTCGGCTTCATGGGTGTGGAGAAGCTGCGCGGCTATTCCGATCTGTTCCTGTCCCGCAAGGCTCAAGGCTGATGGCCAGGCTGAAGACGCTCGGCTCACGCATCAAGGAAAGCGCAGGGTCGCGGGTCAAGGTGGTCACACCTGGCAGCTGGCGGAGCGGCATGACCAGCTCCCAACGTGGCTACGACTACCGGTGGCAGAAGGCGCGAGAGCAGTACCTGCGTGACAACCCGCTGTGCGCTTACTGCGCCCGGCAGGGACGAACGGCGGCGGCCAGTGTCGTCGACCACATCGTGGCGCATCGAGGCGACAAGGATCTCTTCTGGAACCAGGCCAACTGGCAGCCGCTCTGCAAGCTCTGCCACGACTCGGTCAAGCAGGCCGAGGAGGCTGCTGGTCTAGGTAGCTGATCGTCAGCGGAATGGCGCGATGCCGGCCGCTGGCTCTTCGAGGCACGCCAGTGGCGTGCTACGATGGTGGGGGGAGGTCAAAATATAGCGATTCTCATCTAGCTAGACCGCC